TAACCTGCTTTCTCTAGGTTATCATCAATATCACCCACTCCTGTATCAACAACAGAATCCTCATATCTGTAAAGCTCACATCTGAGTTCATAAACATATCTCTCTTTTAACTGATAGAATGGTTTTTCATGCTCAACAAATTTAATCTCAAATAACCTATCTCCTAATGGGAAGTATATTAAATCTCCTTCCTTAGGTCTAGTTGCTAATTCTATATTTGGTATATTCTTAATAAGTGGCGTAACATAATTTTCAAACCTATCTCTTGATATTACAAGAGTTAAGTCATCAAGTGCCTGAACACCAAACTTGGATAAAAGAGAACCCTGTCCCTCATAACCATCAAATGTATCTACATATGCTTCTAGTGGAATTGCCTCCTCGAATTTAGACTCTATGACTTCCTGTATTACAGTAGTCTTGGTCATATATCTTCTAGGGATATAATAGACATCCACCCCATACATCTTAATCTGTTCATTGATTAAGCTTTGGACTAGATTTTGTTCTGTAGAAGACCCTTGCAGGAAATAAGGATTTAATGCCATTAGCCTATCATGTCAAGAGGTGGTATTTCATAAGTATTAGACATCATTTCTCTAATTCTTTCCAATTCCTTCTCAGCATCCTCATACATTTCTCTACCATTCAATTCTATTCCACCAGGTAATTTAACTCCTTGGAACTTAGACATATTTTGTCCCCACTGCCTCTTAATAAGAGCAGTAGTATATGGTTTTAAGAATGAATCATTCCATACTCTAGGGTAAGTTGATGGATCTAGTAAAGTAAAACAATCTATTACTAGATAATCATCAACTGATAAACTACCAAAATCAAGATCTAAATATAACCTATCTTGTCTCTTATTAAATCTAATCTGTTTCTCTGTGGTTAATAGGAAATTAATATCTTCTAGATATGTCTTAACCATAGCATATGAAAGAAGTTCAGTAGCACCCCAATAATAAATATCATTCAAGAATAACTGATACTTCACACTGAACATATTATTGGTGATAGTATTGCTTCCATCAAAATGGAATATCTTAGTAACTCCTATAACTTCTGGAGGAATAGGAAGATAATTACTATTTTCAGTGTAACTAAAACTAGTAGTAACCCCAACTGTTGTGTTTACTGTAGTAGTTGTTATACCTGCTCCACCAGTTGCCTTTCCCCTATCAATATCTGCTTGAGTTATCTTATATTTTCTGTATGACTGATAAACTCCATCAAAATGCCTTTCTTGAAAGAACTGGACAGCATCATCTACAATATCTTCTATCTGCTCATCTGCAACATTAATTTCGAGCACAGGAGCACCTAACTGCCTCTTACAGTAGTCTATTAATTCCCCACGTGTGCTTGGTTGCGCCATTTATCTACTTTACTAGTATAAGATTATTTAGGAAGGAGCAGAAGAGATACCTGCTATAACTAACACATCTCCTGATACTATTCTATAAACCGATGACCCTGATCCAATTAAAACATCATATACATATCTACCTTCTGAAAGAGTTCTAGTGGCAGTAGAACCTAATGATAATCTAAACTCTCCTCCTTTAGCACTAGTAAATCCAACCTCAAAGGTTTTTAATGCATAAGCAGATGACCCAATTGCTACACTTTTAGCAAGTTGAGCAGAACCAGTATATCCAGTAAAATCAAAAGCAGTACCAGAAGTACCAACTACAGTATAATCAGCATCCAAATCTGCTCCAGTATTAATGGTGAGATTTACACCATATGCTACACCAGAACTGGGATCAAATGTAAGAGTATTTTTAGCCATTAGATAATGCTCTTAGTAAAGTTTTGATTTCGTTAATATCATCCTTTAAAGATTTCAAATCATTTTCCATATTATCTATCCTATCTGTTCCGTGCTTTCTTTTAGCACGGATAGAAAGATAGTTATTATATTCTTTAGAATTAGTATTTAAAATAGCATTGCTATTTTCATCTCTAATAAAATTTGGATGTCCTTTTACTTTCATATTATGCAAGTGCAATAACTCTAAGATTCTTCATTCTAGGTGGTTGAGCCTGATTAGTACCAGTACCTACCAACTTAATACTAAAGTTTCTAAATGTAGGAAGATCATCAATAGTAAATGTATAATCATTCCACACTACCTGATCTGATGTATATGCTATAACATCAGTTTTAGGTACTAATTTATCAGGAAGTCCACTATTCTTAGCTGGATCAATAATCTGACCTGTTGCTAATAGGTTAGGATATCCTGGGAATGGTTGATATTGAGGTTCATCATTAGGATCTTCAACAATAGAATAAAATGCTCTAATATCACTACTTATATTAATATGAGCCTGTAAATCAATTTTAATTCCAGTAGCCCCTTCTTTTAAAGTAATTGGTTTAGATGCATAAACAAATGAGTTAGGATCATCATTTAAAGTATTAACTCTATTATCGGTAATCCAATCATCAATTGGATTATTAATCCTGTTAGAAGTAAGAATAACTCCTACTCTATCTAAGTCGACTATAGGAGAAGATCCAACATTTCCTTCAAGAGATAAATTCAAAGTAAATGATCTATTTCCTGGTAGAGTGGGCAGTGATGTTGTTTCATTAATCCTAGAAGCTATCATTCTAGGACTAGACATATAATTATCACTTACCAGACTAATTGGTTCAAATCCCTTATCTTGATAAGGAGGTTCAGATCCATCTATACTAGATGCTGTAACTGTTCTTATAGAAGCTGTTACAGTACTTCCTTGAGGAGTGATATTTTGAACAATAGGTGTTACAATTTCAAATGGTATATTTTCTGTAGAGAAAACATGACTTCCTCCAGCAGACTTAGTTTCATTAAAATGTAACTTAGGAAGACTAGTTCCTACAGATCTATCCACACCATTAGATGATACATCTAATTTAATATTAAAGTGATCTAACCCTTTAGCATTAGCAACAGTAGCATCTGCTAGATTATGATTTTTATTAATTCTTCTAAGTGATACTCCATTAATTTCATACTTATAAAGGAAATCAGATTCATCATGATTTAAAGTTGGGGTAGAATCAACTCCTCTAGTAACACCAGTTAATGTGTTATTAACTACTCCAGTATAAGAAAGAATTTCACTTCCCACTTTAACATAACCAAGATTGGTAGAACCAACACCTACATTTTCAAATTCAGCAAAATCAGTTGCATCATCTACAATAATAGTTCCAGTTGAAGTAGAACTATAATTTGCTGCTAATTTGGTAGGAGGAGTATCTGATGTAATACCATCCACTGTTACCATATTTTGATTGGAATACATTCCATGATTCTTTTGATTTACTTGAATATGTAAACCATCAGAAACTGTTACTGGATCTCCAGATAACCATACATTTCCACCAGCAGCATAATTAAGAACAGTAACACCAGCTCCTGTAACATACTTAATAGTCTTGTTAACACCAGTTGCAAAATCGCCTTGAACATTATCTAGAATATATTCATTAATTCCAGTAATTCCTCCGATTGAGAATTTAATATCTCTTCCTAAAGAATTAATACCAACAGATGTTATTCCAACAACATCACCTAGAAGATATCCACTACCACCATTAGCAATTGTTGCAGCAGATGCTACTCCATTAGTAATAGTAATATTAGCAGTTGCATTTCTACCAAAACCAGTAATGGTATTGAGAGCAACATCTTGATAAGTTGCAGCACCAGAAGAAGGAGTATAACCTACTCCAGCATTAGTAATAGTTAAATTACCAGTTGCTGTTCCTGCTGTTCCTGTTATTCTTCCTGTAGCATTGCTTCCATCTTGTTGGATTATATTACCAACTGTTATTCCTGTATCAGTAATAGTAGTGTTAAATCCTATTCTAATCTTATTAGAAGACATTTTAATAGAATCTTTCAATAATGGAGGAATATCATCAGAAGTTGTTAATAAAGGTGGATTTGTGAAACTCACATTTCCAGATTTTTGAATAAATCTTGCTTGATATAAAACAAATTTCAAGTCCTCATATTGACTTGGATTCCATGTTTCTCCATTTTGAGATTTAAATAAAGATCCTAAAGTAGGTTGCTGACTTACAACTACTTGCTCAGATTCAGGTCTATCCTTACTCTGAATATCAGTCTCACCCATTCTAGAAATCCAAGCAGTATATTCATTACTGGTGGATAGAAGAACAATTGCATAAGATTGTCCTCCAGGTAAGTATACTGGACCAGGGAATCTCACTGTAGTTCTAGCAGTAGCATCCTCAGAGATATTAACTTGTTCTGGATCTAATACAACTTCACCAAATGGAAGTACTTCAGTAGTAGGAACTCCTCCTTTCATAGTTCTTATTTGAACACTGACAGGTAAGAATTCATCCTTAGAACCAAAATAGAGATCTACTTTAGTTGCATAAATTCCAACACCAGGTGGAACAAAGAAAGATTGTGCAAGAGGGTCTTTAACACCATGTCCACACTCTTTAGTCAATTGACTTAGAGTTTCTTTATCATATCCTGTTATGTCTTCAACTAACTGCGCACTAGCAGCAATTTCATCAGCAGCAGCTATCTCAAAAGCTGCTAACGATTCTTCAGTTTGATCATTAGCCCATCCTATATGCTCAAGCATCCTATCTTGGATTTCTGCAGGATCAGTAATACCTTCACCAGCTATAATAGAAGCAGTCCAGTATGCAACAGCCCCTTCATCTGGAGGTGGCTCACCTGCTAAAGCATAGGCATTTGCTATAGGATCATTTACTTCTACTGTTGTGGATTCAGCTTCTACATCTACTACAAGTAACATTCCAATGTTAGTTGCTTGCTCTGTCTGATATGTTGTTTCAACTCCAGTATCTTCATCAACTGCAGTAACTTCAATACCAGCAACTAAAGCTGCCAAACCTTCATTTTCAAATTTAGGTACGTATTCTATATTTTCATCTTCCTCAGCTTGTTCTACCCAAGTTTCAGTAACATACTCCTTACCAGTTGCAATACTATATCCACTTAAATCTGGAACAACGTCTACAAATTCAACATTAGGAGTAGTGATTTCAGGAATAATAGTTCCTGGAACCTCGGTATTAATTTCAACTATAACAGGATTTACCTCATCCCTTACCTTAATTACTGGAACTGGTGGTTCTGGATCAGGATCTGGTTCTGGATCAGGATCTGGTTCTGGATCTATCCAAGGTGGATCTGGATCTGGTTCTGGTGGTATTGGATCAAACGGACCTGGTGGATCTGGATCTGGTTCTGGATCAGGATCAGGATCTGGTTCTGGTGGATCTGGATCTGGTTCTGGTGGATCTGGATCTGGTTCTGGATCAGGATCTGGTGTTGGATCTGGTGGTATTGGAGGGTGAGGATCTGGTGGTATTGGATCTGGAACTGGATCTGGTTCTCTTGGTGGCCAAGGAGATGGAAGTGGTGGTGGTGGATTTGGAATCCAATTAGAATCTACTACTCTAGTATCAACTGATGTTGTAGTTGCTCCTCTTATAGATTTAGTTTCTTGTCTTGTAATAATATCAGTATGAATATTTTTTATAGTAATTATAGTTGACTGAACAGTATCAATAGAACCAGCAGACTCGAATACTGTAGAAGCATCACAAACAACATTTCCTGGTACTTGACTATTTTTACTATTACTTGTAAGTTTAAAGACTTTTTTACCAGTATCAAATTTTGGAGCAACATCTGCATTAGGATTTGGAATAAAGAAAGATCCAATAACACTTCCAACATTATCAGTTCTAAGTCTTACATTAGTAACAAGAGCCTGAGCATTAGATGTTTGTCCTAACAACTTAATACCTTTTTGCACACGTCCATAAAATGTATTCTCCTCTTTTTTGGATAAAGAATGTACATCTACATTAAGAATAGTAGATGTTGAAGAATATACTGCAGGAAGTTCAAAAAGATTTGAATTAGCTGATTCAGTTGATGAGGTAGATCCTTCAGGAACAACATTATCAACTAAAACAGTTACACCTTTTAATAAAGGAGTAAATTGATAATATGGATTTTTCTTATAAACTTCAGTAGGTTGTAGTGGATTCCCTCTCTTATGATTAGCATTAGCTACTTTAAATCTAATATATTCAGTTCCGCTAGAATCAGTACCTACAACAGTTTCTCCTGGTTGGAAAGTTCCAGAAGACATTGAAATTTCAAGAAGTTTAGGAATAATATAACTAGAAACATTCTGACCATCAAAAAATGCATGAATACTAGTTGATGGTTTTAAAGTTCTAGCATCAAATTTAATATTCCTAGATCTCATATAAGCAGTTATTTCAGTATTAACTACTTTAGGACCTTCATTTATAGTATTAAAAGTTTCTCTAACAAGTTTCTTAGTTCCTGTTCTTCTAGAAGTACCTACTCTAGTACTGTTAGTTGTAGTAGTTTGAATTTTCTTCTGCAGCACTCCCGTTTGACCTTGATTAGTCCAAGCTGAATTTGCAGATTGTGAGGTATCATATCCAGTCCAATTATCAGACCATCCTCCCCATGTTACTGGACCATATCCAGCTCTACTATCAAATCCAGCAGCACTTAATTGCTGTCTATTTTCAGTATAAGTTTGCCTAGTTTCATTTTTAGCTTCAAGTACAACTTGATCTACCCAGATATCAGAATCTGGTAATAGATCTATAGTTCCTCCATAGTAACTTACAAGATAAGGAGTGACATTTTCAACTCGAGTAGCAAAAAGTTGTGATGCAAAAACTATTTCATCATAATCTAATGTTAATACACTTCCAGTTCTTCTAAGACCATTAAGAGTATTAGGTTCTAATTTAAGATCTAACTCTGTAGTATAAGGAGCAGGTCTCAATTCACCATTATGAAAATCAATTGAATTTTTAACTATGGTACTTTTAATTTGATTTTCAGTATCAGAAAAATCATCTACAAAGAAACCAGATTTAAATCTATTCAAACCATCTGCATCAGTAATCTGCATATTTAAAGTTTCATTCTCTAATAAAGAGAGTGAAGTATAAAATTCTAAATTCTCAATTCTCTTTTCTAGTTTATTAATATCACCCATCTGATATCTTTTATAAGATGCCATACTAATGCTGGCATCAGTTATATTATAAAGATACGCTGGTAAAGTGATGGTAGCTATTTCTAATGCTCCATCAATGGGTACTGGAAGTTCTGGAGATTCAGCAGCAACTCCTTTAACTAATTGGAAAACTCCATTTCTAGTTAAATAAATTTTATCTAATCTAGGAAGATAGAAAGAATAATCTAATACAATAGATCTATCTGGTGCTAAAATATTTTTAGCAGAATTTCCAGATGCATCAAATGATCTACCTAAAAATTCAAAAGGAGAACGTGATGTCCCTGAAAACTCAGAAACTCTAGGTCTTATATCAATAATATCACTTACTCTTGTATCATTAATTTCTGGTAACTTAGAATAATTAAAATTCTTATAAGAATTTATTGTAGTAATATCTCCATCATCTGATGCTGTATAATATCCAGATTCAAATACTATTTTTAAAGACTTAACTGGAGCATCATATCCAGGTTTTCTAATTAATCTAGCAACATCATAGATAGTTCCTCTTTGACCATCATCATAATCAAATTCAGAAGTTATATTATGAGAACCAATTGTTTTAGAACCTAAATTAGCTGTAACTTTAGAACCTTGGAAATAAACTACCTCCCCAACACTAAAGTTATGATTATTTAATTTTGTATATTCAATTGCAGAATCACTACTCTTACTAACATAAACTGCCTTAGCTCCACTTCTAGTTCCTATAAAGGGCTCTCCAACCAACATATCACCTGTTTTTCCTGTTGGACTATTAATTGCAGAAAAAGTTAATATGGGTAAAGTTGGAGCACTAGCATTATTAGATTCATATACTCCATGTACTGCAGTAACATCAGGAACATTTAAAGAAATTTCAGCATCTTGAACTCTAGTTCCATATACAGTATTATAAGTTAAACCATCATTTAATGTAGTAGTTCCAATACCAGAAATAGAACTAGCTGATCCTACTATATTAAGTACAGTAACCTTTTGTTTTTCTTTAATTTTTTCTTTTACTTTTATCTTACGTAATGTTGCTATTAATTTAGCAGGACTATTAGTTCCCAATCCATTAATTACTAATTGAGTAGAACCTTGATTGAAATCAAATTTATCTGATGATAAAGGTTCTATAGTTCCGTCAGTTCTTATTAAAGAATAATTCTCCTCATCATAAGGTAGAAAAGTTTCTAAGGAACTATTACTAGTGATAGTATTAGTAGAATTATCTGTGATAGTTACGTCAAATTGTTTTTTAATTGTAATATGAGATTCTGTTAAATCTACATTTTGAATATTAGATTTAGGTATTTTTGTATATAAATTATTATCAGTAGAAGATTGGAATTGAGAAGTTAATATTTTAAAGTTTGATGGGTTAATTCCTCCTACAGCAGAAGGTAATCCACCATCACATATACCAGTAACACTACTAACTCCAGATATAGTTAAAGAATTCTTAGAAACACTTTCAACTTTTGCATAAGAAATAGTGCTTTTTCCAGGATTAGTATATTCTACAAGATTACCTACTGTAGCAATTCCTATAAAGAATTTATTTGGATCTGTAGTAGTAACTGTAGAAATTCCTGCAGATGCTCCTGAAGTAGGAGGTTCTGTAATATTAACTTCACCTAAATTTGAATATACTGATTGCTTTACATCAGAATTAAAAGTACTTGCTGTGCTTACTGTTCCATGAATAGATTTAACATCACTAGGAGTATATGAAGTAGATCCTATAGAAATATTTCCACTTTCTACTCCATTAAAAATTAATTGTTCACCAGTAACAAAAGTTCCTTTAGTATTGTAAGCAGTAATAGCAGTACCAACAGAATTATATCTTAAATATCCAACAGCACCACTAGACTTTCCTTTAATATGAGTAGGAACAACTAAAGCTTTTTCTGGAAGAGTGTTTAAAGTTATATTTGTATAAGTTTGTATATCATATAAAGCAATATCCCATTCATTTTCTGCTAAATTAGAAGTATTGTAAGATCCAGTTTCTAATGCAAAATCATATATGCGTGCTAATCCTATTTCTTTACCAGCAGCAGTGGTTGCTGCAGCACCAATTCTAGAATCTCTTAAACTAACAGTATAATCAGTACCTATTCCTATTATAGGAGATCCAGAAACATTGTTTAAAGTGAAAGTAGGACCAGTAACATAGTTTAAACTTTGATTTTCTAAAGTTTTGACAGTTCTTGGTTTTTCAAAATCCAAATAAGCAGGAACAATTGTTTCTACTTCATATCCTTCGACATAAGCTTTTCCAGGAGATAATTTATAAGTTCCTAATTTATGACTAGGATTGCGACCATTATAAGTTTTTTGCCCTCTTCCAAAAAGTCCATTATTACCTAAAAGATCATTTACAGTCTCTCTAGCTGTAAGACTAAAAGGTTTTATATAATAATTACCAGATTCATCATAAGTTCTTCTTGCTATTTCATGTTCTAATTCATTATAATCATTTTCTTGACGTACTTTTATTAAATCTCCATTCCTAATTTCCATCAATTCTATAAAATTAGATGGTTTTGGTGCTACATAAGGAACTTTAACTAATTGTATAGATAAAGATAACCTATCAGCACCAGGAGCTGTATAATTACTAAATCCAGCTGCATTATCTGTTAAATTTGGATCTAAATCGGAATTAACAATAGTTTCTACAACTTTCAATCCTATCTTACAACTAAGATCATTACGATAAGCATCTAAAACAATAGTTTGTTGTTTAACATCTACAAAATATCCTTTTACAAAATAAACACCTGCTGATAATACAGCTGCAGATCCTAGAAATGAACATCTACCATTAACTGTTTGAGCAACAGGCTCTCCTACTTGGAAAGTAGTTCCTTGTCTTGTTGTTAATACTTTATCATCTAATAATAAACTTTCTCCTCTTGAAAATACAACCTTATTACTACCACTAGTATCTAAATATGTAAGAAATAAAACATACCAATTTCCATCAACGCCATCAGCTATACATGATTTAATTTTAGCTTTTACTCCACTTTTAGAACCAACTACTACTTTACCTAGCAATTTAGTAATATAAGAACCTACATTTATACCTTCATTAAACCTTTTAATTCTAACTGTATGATATGCTCCATTATACTTTACTCCTCCTCCAGTAACAGAAGCACCTTCTTTAAAAATATGTTGTCCAAACTTTTCAATCTGACTTTGAAGAATAGATTGAATTCCTGTTAATTCACGAGCTTGTACTGGAACACCTGGTTTAAATAATATTTTACAATAACTACTTTTAGTATCAAAATCGTCAAAGTAAGGAGCGACGTTTAAATTAGTTTCCTGTGGCATGATTCTTTAGAATTGCAAAATGACTTTGATATCTTCTCTTTGGTTAGCAGACCTAGTAATAGAAGGTCTGTTATCAACATAAATTATATTTCCAGAGTATTTTTTAACTTCAGGATTAGAAACTCCTTGAGTAAAACTCTGACCAAGGTAATATGTTCTATTATTTATTACAGTACTTATACCAGGATTACCAGATGAACCAAAATTGGTATCTATCCCTAAAGTACCTTCATTACTAGCAATATTAACATTTCCTCCAGTTGTTGGATTTGCTGTAAAGGAATGTAATGAATACCCATATTTTGGATCTGTTCTTAAAGATCCATCAGTATTAAATCCAACCAAACTTTTTTCTTGCCAATACTTTAAAACCCCAGTAGTTTGATCATAAGAAACAACTCTACCTACTGCAGTTGAACCAACCCCTACAGTTTGAGTTACTTGTCCATCTAAATCAAAAGTAGCAGTAGTATATCCTGCTCCTATCAACTTTAATGCATATAAAGAACTTGCTTTAGAAATAGTTAAATTAGCAGTAGATTCAAAAGCTTGAGGATTTTCTACAATTCCAATTCTAGCAATTTGGTTTCCTGTAATAAAATCAGGATTTTCTGTATCATTTTCAATCTTAGAATATACTAAAACATTAGTTGCTCCCAATTCTCTATA